AAACAAATATTCTAAATCAAAAGATGGTAAACTATCAACATCTATTTCATCAAGTATGCAATTTTTTAAAACTTGACGAATTGTAGTAATAAGTTCTTTCGTGTCTTCAGATTCAGCTGACATTAAAAATAACTTTTGTTCTTTTACTAAGAACGGCCTGTACTTTATTTTTACATTATTTGATAATGTTAAATCATATTCAGGCACTTTCATTAATGGTATACTCATTTTCACTCCTTATATTATTAATAAAATATGTTTCGTATAATTTTAGGGTCTGGAAGACCTTTTGGGAATACACTACCACCCGTTACTCTACCTATCGGTATATTCTTTTTAATTGTTTCATAAACTTGACGACCAGCTCTACCTATTTCGTTACCAATACCAAATGGTAAATTATCTAAAAAACTACCTTGTATGTTTGTAGTATTTGTTCTATATTCCATTCTGTCAAGCGTTTTAAATTCTTCAGTATTATTTTTTGCTAGAAAGTTCCATGCTGTTGTAGCATAATTTCTATATGTAAATGTGACACTTGTTTTTACAAATTGATTTGTAGCATCATAACTTAATGGTGTAGCAGCAATTGTTTTAGGCCACACCTCATACATTTGTACTTGATATGATGAAAATCCAGATTGATCACCTAAACTTTTTCTTAACTCTTGTCTATCTCTGCCTGGATCACCTGATGGTTCAAAGTTTGCCAATGCAGCTGTAAATGTTTTTGTTAATGGTGTAATTGTAATCATACATGGTGTGGCATAGTCATCATAATATCCTACGTTGTGACTGATAGGATCAATTATAGAGTTTTGCCATGCTTCAAAAAATAATCTTTCTTCATAATTAACACTAGTGTAAAATTCTAATGTTACATCACCATATTGTACATTTTTTGCCATTGCTCTTTTAGGTCCATAATACTGTTCATTGACATCATCAGTTATTGTTTTATCAGGTATACTAACATTTGAGCAAAATAAATCCATTCTTAATTGTAAATTTGTTTTAATGGCATCAGATAGTTTAGCACTTTTATGTAATCGAGCAACTTGATCTAATGATTGAGTGTCATTATAAATGCCAACATTTCCTAATGCACTGCCTTTAGGGCCATCTACTGTAACTAGAAACTGTGTTGGTCTAGCAAATCCACCAGATTGTGTAATACCTGATCTAAATCTGTTAAATATAGAATCTCTATTTGTTGTTTTGTTATTATAATCAAAACGTTTGTTTGTATCATTAACACTAAACTGTGATTTTGATGGTGGTATACCTAAACGTATATCTAAATCACCTATCTTTTTACCGACACTAATTAATGACATTAAATAAATCTCCTACTGTCTGAATAAACTTGTGCTTCACTTGCTTTTTTAAATCTTTGTACTGGCAAGTATATCGCTGTTGCAGCTTCGTCTGCATTTATTCTTAAAAATCCTGTTTGTACATACGAATACAAATACTTTTTAATTGCTGGTTTTACAATTTTAATTTTTTTTACATCATCATAAGTTACATCAAATTTTGTTTTACTATCAAATCGTTGATCTGTAGCAGTTGCCTGCATACGCTCTAATAGTCTAAATCTCAACAACGGCGGTAGATAGTGAAAGTTCATACCCATAAATCCACCTGATATTGGTTCTAATGGCAACACTAAAGGAAATATATCGTAGTACGGTAAAGTCTTTCTAAATTTAGGGTTATACCCAAATAAGTTCAATCGTCCTACACTAGGTCTACCGTTAAGTTTACCTTGTCTGAATAATTGACCTGCTGTAGTACCACTAGCAATTTTATTTACTTGTGTTCTATACCATGTAGCCGATCTATCACTATCGCCTGCCTTTACTTTGATTCTATCAAATACGCTTGCCATACTACTATTTATGTTAGAAATAAATAGATTTATGAAGAAGATTAAGAAGTTAACTAATCCAGACAAACGGCCATATTCAGGTATATTTAAGCCTTTGAACCCACAAAAATATAAAGGTAATGTAAACAATATTATTTATAGGTCTAGTTGGGAGAAACGTTTTATGGGTTATTGTGATAAAAATAAAGATGTATTAGAATGGGGTAGTGAAGAAATAGCAATTTACTATCGTTCTATTGATGATAGGCCGCATAGATACTTTCCTGATTTCTATATGAAAGTTAGGCAATCAAACGGTACATTTAAAAAATTTATTGTTGAAATTAAACCAAAAGCACAAACTCGTAAACCTAAAAAACCTTTACGAGAAAGTCGTACTTATAAAAACGCATTGTTGACTTATGAAAAAAACAGGCGTAAGTGGAGTACCGCCTACGCCTGGTGTTTAAAACGTGATATGAAGTTTGTAATCCTTACTGAAGATCACTTAAAGACTTTTTAGTCTTCTAAAGTTTCAGGATCAATATCCCATAACTTTTGTTCTTCTTTATTAATATAAAGAGGTGGTTGATCGTATCTAACAACTTTGTTCATAGGGAATTCATCTTTTAATTCTTCTAACGATGGTGTTATTCCATATAATTTTATCTTATTTGAAATTTTAACATCACCTGAAAAGTAATTTTTTAATAAATTTCTATAATTGTTAAATTGTTCTCTACCATCATCAACGGTTTCTTTCCAAGATTGTTCTGGATTTGAACCTTCAAGGTAACCGTGATGTAGTATTATTCTTAACTCTTTAAATTTATCTGCGTCTTTTAATAACTCAACTTTTTTTGCAGCTCTTATAATTGTTTTAGCAGGTGTTGCAGCTGAAGTTATCAAATAATATATACCATCTTTTTCTGAATCAATATAATTATTTGCCTTTGCCCAATTAGACGCCGAGTTTTCATCGTGGGTAACAATCTGATATTTACTATTGTCATTAATTGCTTGTAAAACAATTTTATCAATTGTAGATTTTTGCCAATTAGGATTACCTATGAGTTTTGCTTCTTTTCTATAAATTGTATCCATATCATCATAATCTAACTGATCTTTTATACCTAATTCTACTCTATTATTAATTAAATGCTTAACTACGTCTAATTTACTAATAGGTGAAGCAGGTTTTGTTGGATTATTTTTTAAATTACCCAATCTACTGTAACCAAGATTTGATTTACATTTATAAACGTCAACTAAAAAGTTACTCCAACCTTGTTTTTGCATTTCATGGTATTTACCTCTACCATCTATAATGTAATATTTACCATTACTTTCGTTTATTTTAACAGATATTAAATGTTCTCTTAAATCATAACCATTTTCTAATGACCATTTTAACTCTTGCCTATTTTGATTTTTAGCTCTTATTTGTTGAATAGATTTAGAAACATCATCACTACCATCTGCAAATTGTGTATCTAAATTGATTTCACTTGCTTCTAGCAGTATTGGTTCTGGTAAATATTCTACACCTTCAGGTAAACCTTTACCATAAAACTCTGGATGATTTTCTCTTGGATTGTATTTTAGTGATTTTTGTATATCTGCCTTTGTAAATGAATTACCAGGCATTATTATATAGTCTGACATATTTTTTCCTTTTATTGTTAATAAAGTTGTAGTCGTTTATAGAAAGTCATTTATAGACTTGGTGTAACCCTACAACGGATTAGTATTATTATATAGTATATCATATCTCCTCATTTTGTCAAGCCTCTATTGAGTGGGTAGCCCGAAGGCTACCCAATTGAGAAAGTGAGAGAGATAGATTATGAATCGTCCTCAGCAAGTTTACTAAAATACGATAGGTCATCGCTATCGCTGGACGATTCAACTTCCTCTACTGAATTGTTAGAAGACGTTGGTACGTCATTACTGACAGGTGGGAGGTCAATATCTTCTACAGACTCAGTACTTCTTTGTCCAGTAAGTGTCTTATTCAGTTTCTCTTTGAGTTCATCATAAGATTTAAAATTACTTGGATCAACGAAGGGTTTTAGAGCATATTGAGATTTCCATATTTTGTCAATCTCCTCATCAGTAGGTTTTACTCTACTTGGTTGCTCAAATTCAGATTTATCATAATTCCAATAACCATCAACTTTTCTGATTTTTAGTTTAAAGTTTGCACCTTCCCAAAAATCAAATGGGTTAACAGCCTTCTCATCTTCAAACGCTGGGTTCATTGCTTCTGTAATCTTATCAAAAATCTTTTTACCAAATTTGAATAAAAATACTTTACCTTCGTTTTCAGGATGTTTTGGGTCTGACACTACTAGAATATTTGAATAGTAAGATAACTTTCTTTTTCTTTTTCTAGCAATTTCTTTATCTGCTTCAATACCAGTATTCCATAGTCTTGTATTTTCTTCAGACACCGGATCTTTTTTGTTTAACGTTGTTAAACTGTTTTCAATATACCATTGACCACCAGGTCCTTGAAACGCATGATTCCAAACTCTTTGCCATGGCATATCTTCACCTTCAACTGCTGGTAAAAATCTTAGCACGGCATAACCATTACCTGATTTATCAAGTTCGGGTTTCCATAACCTATCGTCTTGGTATTTGTTTTTCTTTTCTGGTTGTTCGATTGTGTTTTCTAACTTCTTTGTTAGAGCATCAAAGTTGGACTTTGACTTCTTTAGGGCTTCTAATGCACTTGACATTGTATGTATCTCCTTGTATATATTGTTGTACGTATTTGTATTAATGTAAGTATAATATTATTTATACTTCTTTTTTTTATCATTAATAACTTTTTTTACCTTTTCTATAAAGGTAGAAAATCTGTCTAAAATTTTATATAATATTTCATCAAACATAATCTTATTATAACAGATTTAACTCAATCTGTCAAGCAGTTGTGCCTGGCTAATATACTCTAAGTTTATATCTTCTTGTGCTGTAAACACGTCTATTTTACGGTTTGTAGGACTATCGTTCAGTTCTTTATTCACTTTGTAAAACTTAATTTTAGGGTTTAACTCCATTAATCTTTTCCATTGTAACTCCCAATTACCTGATGGTGTAGGTTCAAATTCTGAAGCAACATAGTTGTCTGTACTTTTGTACATATTATTAACTGTATTTGTATCAGATACTAGATCATGGCCTATCATATAAATCTCATCTGGTTTTTCTAATTTAGAAGCAATGTAACCTGTTGTAGGTCCACATGCCCAACCATCATCAACACCGTCTGGTTCACACTCTCTTATGTCATAAGATTTATCTGGTTGTTTAATCCAAGAAACATAAACATGAGCATTGTGTATTTTCTTTTTTATACGTTCTCTATCACCACCTTGTTCTTTGGCCTTTTTAAGAATTGTAACAATACCATCTATTGTTGAACCGTGTGTAACAAATTCTTGTGAGTCACCTTGTTCATTTGATTTAATTAAATCAAAATCTTTTATATCTTCAAGGTCTTGTATTGATGCCATACCTTCTACAATACTTTGATATAACATTGTAGGCACTTTTGTCCATGCTCTAAAATAGCATGGTATCTTTTGTGCAATACCAGAGTGATATACTTCGTGTATCATACCACCATCAACAGCTGTCAATACATCTATTAACTCAGGATGATCTCTATAGATGGCGTTACAACCATATAATTTACCATGTGGTTTTAAAAGACTTAAATCAAAATCTTTTCTACTTTCACCATTGCCAATTAAAAATACTCTATTCATCTTTTTCTCTATAGTCTTCACCAAGAATATCTTTTAATATTAATTCAGACCAAGTGTCAGCATCCATTTTTGATACTTTAATATCAAATTTTCTAGGTGGTA